GTGTTGGCCTATCACGTAGCCTACGTGCGCAACGTCACCGTCCTTCTTGTCCACGTACATTTTTGCTACGCGACTGCCGCCCATCTCGATCTGCTTGCGCAGATCCTTGAGCGTGCTGGCCCAAAAGCGGTTGCCCCATTGGTCGAGATACAGGGTTGGTTTTCCGTTCATCGCTTTCTCCTAGTTGAACTGGGGACACGATGTCCCCAGTAGTGCGAACGCACTCCCAAGCCCTCCGAAGAGGGCAAGGGGCTACGCTCGTCCCCCGATTGACAGGGGATCGAACAACGCGCCGACCCCGCGTTCAGGCCGACAAAGCCTTGAGGCCAGCGATCACCGCGCTGATCTTGCCATCGCAAGCAGCCAAAGCGGCCCGCAGCGCCACGATCTGGGTACGGCTAAGGGGTGCAGGCTCGCGCTTGTTCGCGGGCTTCTCAGCCCGCTTTGCTGGCTTGAACGCACCCATCGCACGTTGGAAGGACTTCCTCGCCGCTTCGTAGTTGGGATGTTGCGTACCGTCAATCCGCGTCTTTTGCAGCACCTTACGCCCTTCAGCGCTGCGCTTCCCATCGACACGCGGGCACTTGTTGCGCATCCCTGCCCATTCGACCACGACAGGGCGTGCCTCCTCCAGCGTCGTGATGCCCGCTTTGATAAGCGCAGCGCACAGCGTGGTGCGTGATGTGTCGCAACTAGCAGCGAAAACATCGAGGGCTTTGAATGCTGCGACGGTGTTGATTGCTTGGCTCATGAGAACTCTCCGGTGATTAGGGGACACTGTGTCCCCCTGGGTTGATACAGCAGGGAACCATTCCCCGATGCATGACTGCATTTTACCATATGGAGTATCTAAGCCGAGTATCTCTACCCTATTCCGGCGAGTATCTCGACCCCCACCTACCCCCCACATCCCCTTTCTAGGGCAGCGTCGTGACTTATATATGAACACTATTCCCCACCCGCACATACTATTTCTTGTCAAACGGGCCCGAAGTATAAAAAAGAGGGGTATATTATAAAAAATTCAATATACTCTTGTCTAACGTTGGACAAGTACAGACAAAAAAAGCCCACCAGTTGGTGGGCTAAGCGGCAAAAGCCGCAGGAGAGAGCAACGCAACAAACGACCGCTTGCAGCATGCTAAATATAGTATACACTCCGCCCAAACGAGGTGGAACAAACCTACGCGCTATGCTTGAACATCTGATAGACCTAAAACCGCCTGTGGATGCCCATTCCAGTAAAGCCGTTCAGGCGCTGGATAAGGCTAGCGCACAGGATGTGCTCGACGCCCAAGTCAGTACGACACTGTGGCTAGAGAGTATGGGCGTTGAAGACGACCAGAAGGTACTTGCAGACGCCGAAGCCAGCGCAGCACGTAAAGTGTTTACCGATCTGGCAACCGCCGCTCCTGAAGAGCACACCAAGTCAAACCTGACTACGCTCAAGACGCCACAAGCAGTACGCCATCTGGTGACTATGCTGTCGGCCTACGACTGGGAATTCGTAGAGCAGGCCAAAAACCTGCGCGGCATGGCCGTAGCCAAAATCATCGAAGAGACCAACCACCCCGACGCACGTATCCGTCTCAAGGCGCTGGAGATGCTCGGCAAAGTCACCGAGGTTGGGCTATTCACCGAGAAGATTGAAGTCAAGAAAGCCGCTCTGTCTGATACCGAGATCGAGCAGCGCATCAAGGACAAGCTGAACAAGTTCATGCAGGTGGTCGATGTGATTGACATCGAAGAGTCCCCCGACGCCGAAGAATGAGCCTCAACAGCATAACAACGCTCAGCAAACGGGAACTGGCGGCGCTCATGCAGGCGCTGCCCACAATGTCCGTCCAAGAGAAAATCGAGTTGTTTGAGGACTTGGAGATTCGGGAGAAACGCGCCAGCCTCGCTGCCGCCCAGCACTCCATGTTGGGTTTTGCCACGGCGGTGTACCCGGGGTTTAAAGTTGGCGCTCACCACAAGAAGCTCGCCAAGATCTTTACCGATGTGATCGACGGCAAGAAAAAGCGCGTGATCATCAATATTGCGCCCCGCATGGGGAAGTCTGAGTTCTCCTCCTATCTGTTCCCCTCTTACTTCCTTGGCAAATACCCAGAGAAGAAGATCATTATGGGAACGCACACCGCGTCCCTGTCAGAAGACTATGGCCGACGTATCCGCAACTTGGTCGATACTGAAGAGTACTGCGAGATCTTTCCACAAACGGTCGTCGCTGCGGATCAGAAGGCTGCGGGAAAATGGTCAACTGCTGCTGGTGGTCAGTATTATGCTGCTGGCGTCGGCGGCGCTCTTGCTGGCCGTGGCGCTGACCTATTTGTTATCGACGATCCCCACTCGGAACAAGACGTTAAAGCCAACTCACGACTTGCCTTCGACACTGCATGGTCGTGGTTTCAGACAGGCCCGCTCCAACGACTGATGCCCGGAGGGGCCATTATCGTCATCATGACGCGGTGGTCGCTGCTTGACCTGACTGGGCGCTTGATCGACTACCAGACCAAGAACCCCAACGCTGACCAGTGGGAGATCGTGGAGCTTCCCGCCATCCTGCAGGAAGATACCCCCGAAGAGAAGTCGCTGTGGCCCGAACAGTGGCCGCTCGACCAGCTTAAGAACAAAAAAGCCAACATGGACCCGCGATACTGGAACGCCCAGTATATGCAGCAGCCCACCAGTGATACGTCCGCTATCGTGTCCAGAAAACACTGGCGCATCTGGAACCCGGAAGAGCCGCCAAGGTGCGAGTACATCATCCAGTCGTGGGATACGGCGTTTGAGACCAAGACAACTTCGGACTATTCCGCCTGTACGACATGGGGCGTGTTCTACAACGAGGAAGAAAACGACGCCCCGCAGATCATCCTGCTCGATGCGTTCAAGGATCGGATGGCGTTTCCTGAATTAAAGCAGGTGGCGCTCAAGCACTATAAAGAATGGGAGCCAGACGCGTGTCTGGTGGAGAAGAAAGCCGCTGGCGCTCCGCTAATCCAAGAACTGCGCAACATGGGGATCCCGGTCAGCGAGTTTTCGCCCAGCCGAGGCAATGACAAGATGGTGCGGATGAACGCCGTTACCGATCTGTTCATCTCAGGTAAAGTCTGGGCACCCGATACACGCTGGGCACGCGAGGTTATCGAGGAAATCGCAGCTTTTCCGGTCGGTGAAAACGACGACTATGTCGATACTGCCACCCAAGCACTACTACGCTTCCGCCAAGGCGGGCTGATTCCTCTGGACTCCGACGAGAAAGACGACCCACAAGTCTTTCGGCGTAGGGCAACATCTTATTACTAAAGGCTAATATGGCTACGAACATCGACAAGGGGCTGTATCAGGCTCCAGTGGGGCTAGAAGCTATGGGTATGAGTGAGGAGCCCATCGAGATTGAGATCGTTGACCCCGAAGAAGTGAACATTCGCGCCGGGGGCATGGAGCTTTCCATCGAAAAAGAGGACGAAACCGAAGATTTCGGGGCCAATTTGGCCGAAGAAATGGACGAGTCTGCGCTTCAGTCAATGGCTGAAGACCTCGTCGGTGACATCGACAACGATAAAAGTTCACGCAAAGACTGGGAAAAAGCCTACACAGAGGGCTTGAAACTGCTTGGTTTGCAGTACGAGGAGCGTACCGAGCCTTGGAACGGCGCGTGTGGCGTGTTCCACCCCATGATTACTGAGGCAGTAATCCGCTTCCAGTCAGAGACGATCACCGAGACGTTCCCTGCATCAGGGCCAGTACGTACAAAGATCCTCGGCAAAGAGACGCCAGAGAAGAAAGAAGCCGCTGTTCGTGTCGAGGATGACATGAACTATGAACTTACCGAAGTCATGCGGGAGTTCAGGCCAGAACACGAGCGGATGCTATGGAGCCTCCCGGCCACGGGTTCTGCGTTCAAGAAAGTTTACTACGATCCCGCGCTTGGCAGGCAAGTTTCTATCTTTATTCCTGCCGAAGATGTTATTTTGCCGTACGGCACCAGCGATCTGGACACCTGCTACCGCCTGACCCATGTCATGCGCAAGACCCCAAACGAGGTGCTCAAGCTGCAGCAGGCGGGGTTTTATCGGGACATCGATCTCCCGGATCCGCTGAAGGCGTCGGACGACATCAAGAAGGCTAAGGACAAAGAAACCGGCTTCAGTGACATTAACGACGACCGCCTGACGCTCTACGAGTGCCACGTTGATCTGAACCTTAAGGGATTTGAAGACAAGGATCCTGACGATGAAGAGACGGGCATCCAGCTTCCATATGTAGTCACCCTCATAAAGGGCTCGAATGAAGTCCTTGCTATTCGGCGGAACTGGAACGAAGACGACGACCTCCGTCTCAAGCGGCAGCACTTCGTCCACTACCAGTACATCCCGGGATTTGGCGCGTATGGGTTTGGGCTGTTTCATCTCATCGGCGGGTACGCGAAGTCGGCTACCAGCCTTATGCGACAGCTTGTGGACGCAGGCACACTTTCCAACCTCCCCGGCGGTCTCAAAAGCCGGGGTTTGCGAATCAAAGGGGACGACACTCCTATCGCTCCCGGCGAGTGGCGAGATGTAGACATTGGCTCGGGCGCTCTGCGCGACAACCTGCTGCCGCTGCCATATAAGGAGCCAAGCGCGGTTTTGGCGGGGCTGCTGGACAAGATCGTGGCAGAAGGGCGGCGCTTTGCGTCCACTGCGGATATGCAGGTCAGCGACATGTCTGCCAACGCGCCTGTCGGATCGACACTGGCGATCCTTGAGCGACAGCTTAAGGTGATGACGGCGGTGCAGGCCCGGGTTCACTACGCGTTCAAGCAAGAGCTTCAGCTTCTGGCGGCGATCATCCGTGACTACACAGATGATATGTATGACTACGACCCGGGCAACGAGAGCACGGGAGCCAAGAAGTCTGACTACTCGCACGTAGATATTATCCCCGTCAGCGACCCCAACGCTGCGACGATGAGCCAGCGGGTTGTGCAGTACCAAGCCGTCATCCAGATGGCACAGATGGCACCGGACATCTACGACCTCCCGCAGTTGCACCGCGCCATGTTGGATGTCTTGGGGATCAAGAACGCCGAAAAGCTCGTGCCGCTGCCTGACGACATGAAGCCGAAAGACCCCGTCACGGAGAACATGGACATCCTGAAGTCCGAGCCATTGAAGGCGTTTATCTTCCAAGACCACGAGTCGCACATCAAGACGCACATGGCGATGGCGCAGGATCCGACGATCATGCAGTTGATTGGGCAGAACCCCAAGGCACAGCAAATGATGGCCGCAGGGATGGCGCACATCGCTGAACATACCGCGTATGCGTACCGGCAGAAGGTCGAACAGGCGATGGGTATGCCGCTGCCACCAGAAGATTCCGACACACGCCTGCCACCGGAAATCCAGAACGCTATGGCGGCAATGATGGCACAAGCAGCACAACAGGTGTTGCAGCAGAGCCAAGCGCAGCAGGCGCAGCAACAAGCCCAGCAGGCGCAGCAAGATCCGATTGTGCAGATGCAGCAGCAAGAGCTTCAGATTCGTCAGCAAGAAGTCCAGATCAAGCAGCAAGAACTGCAGATCAAGGAGCGCAAGCTTGCTTCCGACTCAGCGGCAAAGGCGGATGAACTTGAGATCAAGAAAACTCAGGTCGAGGGAACCCTGCAGCTTGGTGCCATGAACGCGCAGATCAAAACCAAGGAAGCGCAGGACAAACTCGCCGCTCAGCAAGAGTTGGAAGGCACCCGCATGGGTATCGACATCGCCAAATCCAAGGCGCAAACGCAACAGAAACCCACTAAATGATCCACGACTTCGCACGCGTGTTGCGCGAACAAATACGCAACGACATGAACAACTACGCCGATGATCTGGCGGCGGGGGCATGTCGCTCTTTTGAGGAATACCAAAAACTCTGCGGTGTTATTCAGGGTCTAGCGACCGCAGAGCGTTACCTACTTGACCTTGCCAAGAAAGTTGAAGAATCCGATGAGTAACCTACTCCTGCCTCCGGGCCTTGTCCCCCCACCAACCATCCAGATGCGCGAAACCCAAGAGGAAGACATTCCTGTTGAAGAGCGCGGCAAGTCGCTTCCAGAACCCTCTGGCTGGCGTATCTTGTGTATGGTTCCCGACGTATCCGACAAGATTGAAGGTACTGGGCTTGATTTGGTAAAAGCCACCGCCTCTCTGCGGCAGGAAGAACACGCAACGACGGTGCTGTTTGTCGTCAGGCTCGGGCCAAAAGCCTACCAAGACATCGATAAGTTCGGTGAGACCCCTTGGTGCAAGCAAGGCGACTTCGTGCTTGTCCGTGCCTACTCAGGCACGCGCTTCAAGGTATTTGGCAAGGAATTCCGCATGATCAATGACGATCAGGTGGAAGGTGTTGTGCAAGACCCCCGTGGCATTAGCCGCGCTTAAGGAGTAATACATGGACCCGTTCAAGTTTCCAGATGAAGTCGAAGATAGCAATGAGATTGCTGTCGGAGCAGAGTCGCCCGAAGTAGAAATCGATGTCATTGATGACACGCCTGTACAAGATCGAGGGCGGAAGCCGCTGGATAAGGAGGTGGATGATCCGTCCGAAGACGAGATCGAGAGCTACTCCGACAAGGTCAAGACACGTATTAAAGAGCTTACCCACGCACGCCACGATGAGCGGCGAGCTAAAGAGTCGGTATTGCGTGAGCGTGCGGAGCTTGAGAAGCTTGCGCAGACTCTCATTGATGAGAACAAGAGTCTCAAGCAGTATGTGAATCAGGGCACGCAGCAGTATGCGAGCACCATGCTTTCTGCCGCAGAGTCCGAGTTGGCAATGGCGCGTAAGCAGTTTAAGGAAGCACAAGAGGCTTTCGATACCGACGCCATTATTGCGGCGCAGGAAGCGCTCAGCGATGCCAAGTGGAAACTTGAAGAAGCAAAGAGATTTAAGCCTGCCCCTTTACAAATCGAAGATACTGTAGTACAACCACGGCAGTCTACTCCCCAACCAGTAGAACCAGACCAAAAGACACAGCGCTGGATGCAGAAAAACCAGTGGTTTGGATCTCCGGGGTACGAAGAACTTACCAGCTACTCACTAGGGCTGCACCAAAAACTAGTGAATTCGGGCATTGACCCGAGCAGTGACGAATACTTCGGGCATATTGATGCAAAGCTGCACTCTAAATTCCCGGAAGTGTTCGGCGGTTCAAAAGACAAAGGATCCAGTAAGCCCAGTACGGTAGTGGCTTCGGCAACTCGATCATCAGGAGTTAAGAGAGTTCAACTGACACAGACGCAACTCGCGCTGGCTAAGAAGTTCAACCTTACACCGCAGCAATACGCCGTACAAGTAGCAAAACTGGAGAATCCTAATGGCTGAAAACCGCACCCCTCGTGACCTTGAGTCCCGCGAAAAAACCACTCGTTACGTCTACAAGCCTTCGAGTGCCCTTCCCGATCCAACTCCGCAAGCGGGCGTTGCGTTTCGTTATATTGCGACCCATATCTTGGGTCAATCCGATCCGACCAACGTCTCGCGCAAGATGCGCGACGGCTGGGAGCCCGTCAAAGCTGCGGATCATCCTGAGTTGATGATCCAAGGTAATGCTTCTGGCAATGTCGAGATTGGTGGGCTTTTGCTTTGCAAGATGCCCGAAGGTAAGCTCGCTGCTATGACGGAGTACTACGACAATGCCAATAGGCAGCAGGCTGAAGCCGTAGATAGTAACTTTCTTCGACAAAATGACCCACGTATGCCGTTGTTCGCTGAACGCAAGTCGGCGGTAACTCGCGGCGCGGGGTTTGGTTCAGGTACTAAATAAGGAGTCTTAAATGGCTTTTCCCTTTGTTGATGCCCCATACGGGCTAAAGCCGGTCAATTTGATCGGCGGGCAGGTGTTCGCGGGCTCTACCCGTGAGTTGCCTATTCAATATGGCTTTGCAAGTAACATCTTCTATGGTGACTTTGTTAAGCTGACCGCATACGCTTCTGCGTCCTCTCCGGGCGGCTTCATCCAGCGCGTGGCTATTTCCACTGGTACGGCTAATAACCAAGTGACTGGTGTGTTCCTTGGCTGCTCGTTCACCAATCCGGTCACCAAGCAGAAGACGTTCAGCCAATTTTGGCCTGCTGGCACCCTTGCTGGTGACGCTGTTGCCATCGTCTGCGACGATCCAGACACGGTCTTCAAGGCGGCTGTTTGCTCTGCTACCACGGTTCTCGCTTCGGGTGCCAGGGGCATGGTCGGCGCAAACCTGTCGATGATCGACAACACCGGCAATGTCAACACCGGCAATTCGGCGAACGCTGTGCTGGCTCCTACGGCCACCCCGGTGACGACCATTCTGCCACTGCGTTGTGTCGGCCTTGTCCCAGACACGGCTTACTCGTATAGCGCTGTTGCCACTTCGGCATCCAGCACCACTACGGTTAACGCAGTTGCACCCGCCGCTCTTCCGATTGGTACCAGCGTTGCGTACGTCGCAGCCAACGGCCAAATCGTTGAGACGGGCATGTTCCTGACCGCCGCTGCCGCAGCGGGCGCAGCAACGCAAACCATCAACCAGCAGCCCGTGATCCTTGGCGCTAATGCTAATATCCCGAGCGGCGCAACCATTGTGTACACCGTGTACCCAGAAATTCTGGTCAAGGTAAACCTGTTTGTGCATGGTTACTACAGTTCCACCGCCGTCTAAGGAGTAATCTAAAATGGCTATTTCTCGTGCCCAACTACTTAAAGAACTCCTTCCCGGCCTCAATGCGCTGTTTGGTTTGGAGTACGCTCGCTACGGTGAAGAACACAAGGAACTGTATACGGTTGAGAAATCGGAGCGTTCCTTTGAAGAAGAAACCAAGCTGTCTGGTTTCTCCGCTGCTCCGGTGAAGAACGAAGGTTCTGCAATCCAGTACGACAACGGACAGGAAGCTTTCACCGCTCGTTACAACCACGAAACCATCGCTCTGGGCTTCTCGATCACCGAAGAAGCTGTGGAAGATAACCTGTATGACAGCCTGTCGGCTCGTTATACCAAGGCTCTTGCTCGCGCTATGGCCTATACCAAGCAAGTCAAGGCGGCGTCTGTTCTAAACAACGGCTTTAGCAATGCTTACTTGGGTGGTGACGGTGTCGCTCTGTTCAGTACTGCTCACCCTTTGGTGTCGGGCGGCACCAACAGCAACCGTCCTTCGACGAACGCGGACTTGAACGAAACTTCGTTGGAAAACGCTGTGATTCAGATCGCTGCTTGGACGGACGAGCGGGGTCTGCTGATCGCCGCGAAGCCACGCAAGCTGGTGATTCCTCCTGCTCTGATGTTCGTTGCTACCCGTCTGTTGGAAACCAGCCTCCGCGTTGGTACTACGGACAACGATATCAACGCGCTGAAGAACAACGGTTCGATCCCAGAAGGTTATACCGTTAACCACTTCTTGACCGACAGCAACGGCTGGTTCCTGACCACCGACGTGCCAAACGGCCTGAAGCACTTCGAGCGTGTGCCTTTGTCGAACTCAATGGATGGTGATTTCGATACGGGCAACGTGAGGTACAAGTCCCGCGAGCGTTACAGCTTCGGCTGGTCTGACCCTCTGGGCGTCTTCGGTTCGCCGGGTACGACCTGATAACTAGTTAGGATTGGGGGTTCCCGGTCGGGGGGGGGTAGGTTACAAGCCTACCCCTTTTCTTTTTTGTTTCGATGTGCTATAACCCTAGCACCAAGACTACTTGGCTTGCTGACTGACTTGGCAGACTACTCCTCAAGACAGCAAGCCGCAAATGAGGATATATCATGGGATTCGCAACTCACCTTGGCCCTTGGCTGCTCGGCACGGTTAAAGA